ATATGATATATGCTAACACTATGGAGAATCCCGAATTCAAAAAATTTGTACTTGATTCAAACAAACCCATTAATAGATATCCAATAGGAAATATCTTAAATATAGAAAAGGTTGATTGGACTATATTTAAACGAGGAAACCGATTAATTTCCATTGAATTAGACGGCGTAAAAATTGCACCATATTTCAATAATTTATAAATAACTTATGCTAAGTTATATTATACAACGATTTCAAAATACAACCACTGTCAATATTGAACTAATAGATAATTCCTTTACAAATAGATGGAAAGATTATTTAATTAGGACTACTAAACGCCTGCCCAATCTCTCATGGTCAGCCAACAAAAGTCCAATGCTTAGTTATCAAAAAATTAATCCAATCAATCACTTTAATAAACTTAAAGAATCATTTGAATTATTACAAGAGCACTATGGAACTGATTATTCATCTGAAATCATTGAATTAAATCACTTGATAGAAAATCCAAAAGACTTAAAACAATCTCATTTAAATATTTGGGCCAGACATTATACTACTAGTGCATATGATTTTGTTACGAATAGCGAACTAAACCATCTAATCCCACAAACAGATACCCCAGACGATGTTATCTTTGCGACCATACATTCATTGAATCAGTATACACATGAATTGGGAATGCTCACCCACACTCATATTGAACGTAGAGCCTGGTTGAAAGATAAACTATATTATGGAATTCGTTCAGCAGACGCTAGTAATTTAGGCGATAGTGCTTCATTATGGTGTAACGGTAACCAAGAACCACCCGGAGAAGATTTTACATTTGATAATGACTATCGCTATAACGTTTGGTTAGGGGATGACATTCAAGGTAAAGATCATTTTAAATGTTGGTATGATGAAGATGATGCCTCCAATGATGATATAGGTGGAAATGCATTTATGACTCCTAATTTAATATTTGATCCATATATGATATATGCTAACACTATGGAGAATCCCGAATTCAAAAAATTTGTACTTGATTCAAACAAACCCATTAATAGATATCCAATAGGAAACATTGTAAACATAAATGATATTAATTGGGAATTGTTTAGGAAAGGTAGTAAAATAATTTCTATCACTTTGGATGGTGAAACATTATGGGAAGCGTCTTAAAAGGTTTCCTTATTAACTAGACAACTATAATTGTTTGTGTTATACTACATGAATGATTAAGATTACCGTTCCACTACCCAAACAAATCACAGTCGCATGTAGTGGGGGTGTGGATAGTATGGCAGTTGTTGACTTTCTAAGTCGTAAGCACGAAGTTACGATTGCCCATTTTAATCACAGAACACAAAACGGTGAAAAAGCCGCACAGTTTGTTTCTGAATATTGTAGTGATAATAACATTCCTATGCTATATGGATCACCTCGCAGTCAGAAAGGTAGCAAAGAAAGTCAAGAAGAATACTGGCGTAGAGAACGCTATGACTTTTTAAACGATCTTGGACCAGTAATCACTTGTCATCACTTAGATGATTGTGTTGAAACTTATATTTGGTCAAGTCTTCATGGCACACCCAAAGTTATCCCATTAACAAGAAACAATGTACTACGCCCATTCTTAACTACTCGCAAACAAGAGTTTGTCTATTGGTGCGAAAGTCACAATGTTCCCTGGATTGAAGATGCGTCAAACAAAGATTCACGATATGCCCGTAATTACATTCGCAATGAATTGATGCCGCATGCATTACATGTTAACCCAGGACTACATACTTTGGTCAAGAAGATTGTACAAAGTAAGCAAAATACTTGACTTCTCTACGCAGTCCAAGTACACTAACTAATTATTTAAGGAGAACCTATGTCAGACTATAACAGAACCTTTAACGGTGACGCAAAGATTAAACTAACACAACTTATCAATGAGGGCATGAGTGTCATGCATGAGATTGATACATTGCAAGGTGGATTGAACGACACTATCAAAGCAGTAGCAGAAGAACTTGAAATCAAGGCTTCTACACTAAAGAAGGCAGTTCGTATTGCACATAAAGCAAGTCTCGGTCAGACTAACAAAGACCACGATGAACTCAACACTATCTTGGAAACTGTCGGCAAAACTCTATGAGTTATGTTGATGCTATTCACAGCAGAGATGAGGATCGCATTTACGTTGTAGAACGTGATGCAAATGGCAAACGCCAGTATAAAGAATATCCTACAAACTATGTAATGTATTATCCTGATCCTAAGGGTAAACAACGTAGTATCTACGGTGACCCGGTCAGTCGTTTCAGTACACGCAAACGCACAGAGTTTGAAAAAGAAAAACGCATTCATTCAGGTAAGAAATTATTTGAAAGTGATGTGCCTGTAGTTTTTCGCTGCCTAAGTGAAAACTATCTAGGTGTTGATGCCCCCAAACTTCACACTTGCTTCTTTGACATTGAGGTAGACTTTGATCCTGTGAAGGGGTTCAGTCCTACTAGTGACCCATTCAATCCTGTTACAGCTATCAGTTGTTATTTAGATTGGCTAGACCAGTGTATTACTCTAGTCATTGCTCCTAAGCATATGACACCAGAGACAGCAAATGAAATTGTCAATGAATTTGAAAACACAATGCTTTTCAAAACTGAGAAGGAAATGTTTGATGTTTTCTTTCAACTCATTGAAGATGCAGATGTGTTAACTGGCTGGAACTCTGAGGGCTATGATATTCCCTATATGGTCAATCGTGTTACTAGAGTAATGAGTAAAGATGACACACGTAAGTTTTGCTTGATGGGTCAACTTCCTAAAGCTAGAGAATACGAACGATTCGGTAAAAGTGAAACAACATATGACTTAGTAGGTCGTATTCACTTGGACTATCTACAGTTGTACAAAAAGTATAACTATGAATCACGCCACAGTTATAAGCTTGACTCTATCGGTGAGATGGAAGTCGGTGAAAACAAAACACAATATGAAGGTACGCTTGACCAATTGTATAACAAAGACTTTAAAAAGTTCATTGAATACAACAGACAAGATACTATGTTGTTGGTGAAGATTCACAACAAACTTAAGTTTTTAGAATTAGCTAATCAACTTGCACATGAGAACACAGTACTGCTTCCAACAGTTATGGGTTCAGTGGCAATGATTGAAATGGCAATTTTTAATGAGGCTCACGAACGTGGGCTAGTTGTTCCAGATAAAAAACGAAAGGTTGAAAATGAAGAAGAAGTCCAGCAGGCAGCAGGTGCCTTTGTTGCTACGCCCAAGAAGGGAATGCATGAGTGGGTCGGAGCAGTTGACATTAACTCACTCTATCCCTCGGTTATTCGTGCCCTCAACATGGCAGGTGAGACCATCGTTGCTCAAGTCAGACAAACACTCACAGACCAATACATGAATGACAAAGGTCATCGTTTAGCAAGTGAAAAGAAACGTGCTAAAGAAGGTGACGATGCTGTTACAGGTAGTATTCTATGGGAAAACTTGTTTGGTGCATTAGAGTACACAGCAATTATGAATCAAGAGCGTGGTACTATCCTTACTGTAGATTACGAAGATGGTCGTAGTGAGGAAATGAGTGCGGCAGAGATATGGAAGATGGTATTTGATAGTCATCGTCCCTGGATGCTAAGTGCGAATGGTACAATCTTTACTTATGAAAAAGAAGGTGTAGTACCCGGTCTACTCACACGATGGTACACAGAACGTAAGGCAATTCAGAAACAAGCCAAAGAAGCGTATGGCACTGATAAATTTGACTACTACGATAAGCGTCAACTTGTTCGTAAGATTTTATTGAACTCAGCATATGGTGCATTGTTGAACGAACATTGTCGTTTCTATGATAAGCGTATCGGTCAAAGTGTTACATTGAGTGGTCGTCAAATTGTTAAACATATGATGAGTACCATCAATGAAACAGTTGAAGGTGTTTACTCACATGAAGGTAATGCTATTGTTTATGGTGATACTGACTCATGTTACTTTACTGCATACCCAACACTAAAGCCTCAGATTGAATCTGGTGCATTAGAATGGAATAAAGAAACTTGTATTGGCTTATATGATGGCATTGCAGACAATGCAAACGATAGCTTCCCTGCATTCATGGAGAAAGCATTTCATGCGCCTCGCAAGAATGGTGAGATTATCAAAGCTGGTCGTGAACTGATCGGTGATCGTGCTATCTTTATCGTTAAGAAGCGTTATGCTATCAACATCTTTGATAAAGAAGGTAAGCGTAAAGATAAAGAAGGCGCTCTCGGTGATATCAAAGCTATGGGTCTTGACTTGAAACGTGCTGATACTCCTAAGTATGTGCAAGAATTCTTAATGAATGTATTACAAATGGTACTTCAACAAGGTAAAGGTCGTGATGAAGTCATTGAAGCAATCAAAGATTTCAAACGTATACTTACAGCACAAGACAGTTGGACAAAAGGTTCACCTAAAGGTGTAAACAAACTTACATACTACGGTGACTTAGAAGCAAAGGCTGCAACAGGTCGTGCTAATATGCCCGGGCACGTAAGAGCCGCACTTAATTACAATTACTTGCGTAGAGTAAATGGAGATCAGTATAGTCAATTGATTATTGACGGTATGAAGGTTATTGTGTGTAAACTTAAATCAAATGCATTAGGGTTTACTAGCATTGCATATCCGGTCGATGAACTTAGATTACCAAAATGGTTCTGTGAACTACCATTTGACGATTCAGCAATGGAACAAACATTGGTCGATGAAAAGATTGACAACTTATTGGGCGTACTAGATTGGGATATTCGTAGCAATACAGATACTAATAGCACATTCAATGATTTATTTACTTTTGGTTAAATTGCTATTGACATACGCAAAATATCCATCTATAATAGATAACATAACTGCCTTAAATAGGTATACAAAGGAAAAACATGAAAGATAATTTACAAGATTTAATTCAACACACACATGGTCTCGGTAACGTAGACCTTATCAAAGTTACTGGTACTGATACAGAGACACAAATTAATGCAGTAGCAGAAGATAAAACTGTTATCGTATCTGGAACATTAAACAGTCCAGTAGCAGACTTTATCGGAGTGTTTGGTATGCCTAACTTAGGTAAACTTAAAACAATTCTAGGCTTTGATGACTATGATACTGATGCTAAGATTAGTGTAGCAACTTCTAATCGTGACGGTGTTGATATCCCAACAACAATTCACTTTGAAACAAAAGACGGGTCATTTGTTAATGACTATCGACTAATGAGCAAAGCAATTGTTGAAGAAAAAGTTAAGAGTGTTACATTCAAAGGCACTACTTGGAACGTTGAGTTTCAACCTAGCATTGCAGGTATTCAGCGATTAAAGAAACAAGCAAGTGCTAACAGTGAACAAGAGCATTTCACAATGACTACTGTTAATGGTGACTTGAAAATCAACTTCGGTGATCCATCAACTCACAGTGGTAACTTTGTGTTTCAACCATCTGTCGGTGGAACATTGAGTAAGACATGGCACTGGCCCGTAAAAGTGTTTCAAGCTATCTTAGACTTGCCAGGTGACAAGACAATTAGAATTGCAGATGCAGGCGCAACTGAGATTACAGTTGATAGTGGTCTAGCAACATATCGTTACTTGCTCCCAGCTAACGCAAAATAATGGAACAAGTAAATCTATCAGCAAGTCACAATAACGACTGGGCATTGTTCTTACCAGCAGTCAGTAGTTTTTATATCTCTGGCTTGGGTAAGCAACGTAAAGGTGAACAATACTTTGATCCTGCACGTATCCCTGCACAATTTAATGGTGATGTAGAGAAACTAAACTTTCTCAATAGCAAAGAAGGTCTCTATTATTATAAATGGGGATTGTACTCTGCTGGTCACGCTAACTTAGATACTACTAAAAATGACCCTAATGAATCAATCATTAGAGAACGTGAAGCTGGTACATTCATGTTAGGTGACAGTGGTGGATTTCAGATTCTAAAAGCACAATGGCCAGCAGACTGGAAAGATCCTAACTGCCCACGTGCTATGGTAAAGCGTAAAGCAGTATTGAACTGGATGGACACATACATGGATTATGGTATGTGTTTAGATATCCCGTCACAGTCATTAAGTACGTTTCATATCAAAGATCCTAAGACAGGTAAAAGTGCTCACG